ATATCGGCGCTCGGGGCATCGGCCGGTGTCATTCTGAAAAAGATGGGCCTATGAAAACGAAGCTCGCATTGTTCATCCTGGCCGCGTTGGGTGTGTTCATCTATGCCGCAGCGGTGGCGCGCAATACGGTCCACATCATGGAGGCTCCCGCGCACGAGCTGTTGCGCTCGCGGATTGAGCCCAATCCCGTCCGGCCTGTTGATGGGCTGTTGCACATTACGATCATCACGGAATCGATCCGGCGTGAGCAGTGCCCGGTTGAAATATACCGGATATTCGCAAACGCGCTCGGGGAGATTGTCTACCAGACGTATCTGATCGGCGGCCGGGTCAGGGCAACCGGGCAAGTGACCGAGTTTCCGTTTTCCATGACATTGCCGGCGGCGAAGTTCCCGCCCGGCGATTACACCTATTCAGGCTTGGCGATCAATCAGTGCCAGGGCGGGCCGCTGGTCGTGCCGGCCAAGCATAGTCAGTTTACGGTGGTGCCCTGACCGCGCATTTGGGAATTAAAGCGATCTTCTATGGACTTGCGCATTATACGCTCAATCTCTTTCGCCAGCGCTTTCGCTGTACCATCCTCCACGCAAGCTCGGCACATCGTGACCGTGATCGTGTGCCGATAGGTCATGTCATCGTGCCAATCTGCTGGCTTCATGTCCCACGTGACTGGCAGTCCGTGCTTGCAGACCATCCGCATTTCCTTAATCTCTTGTTAGTTCGTTTTCCCACGGCTTCGTCGCCAGCGAATTGCGCGTCCAATCATCAATCTCGACCTGGGTTTCGGCGTGACCAACGTCATAGACGACAATCCCTTCGGTTCCGTCCGCATAGCGGAACGCCTGACAGACCGTGGCAATCCAGTACTGTTTTTCGTCGTTCCAGTCTTTCATGGCGACGACTCCAGTCAGCGGCTCGGCAGTAGCTAATTCTTCGTTGATTACTTTGCGCATCATGAGGCCGACTATTTGCTCCATGAGTGTTTGCATCGTGTCCCTACCGTCTTTAGCGATGCTGTCGATATAGGCACCAGCCTCCTCAATTGCGGAATCCCACCCGTCTTTGAACGCACCATCGTTTAGTTCTTTGCTGCGCTGGGCAAGATGTAAAAGGACCGCCAAAGCTATTATATGTGGCCCGAACAACTCCTCTGCCGTTTCCTTGATCATTTGGTTTTCTCTCCATCCTTCCTTAATTGCCCATCAATGGCGCTCTTGAGAACGCCATACATATCGTATCCGGTCCCGTCGTTGCTATCCCACAGGTCCATTGTCTTTTTTATTGCCTTGCGCAGTCGTTCGATCTCAGTCGCGCACTGCTGTGGCGTCGCCTGTGTCTCCGCACCGTCTGGCCGGCGCCACCACACGGCGTTGTCGCGGATGATGATCATGGCTGGCCTTTCTCTGGCGGCTGCGGCATCTTTCCTGCCCTATTCGTCACGGGTGCGACCCGCGAACAGCCTTGATGCGATGTTAGCGCACTTTGCGGAACGGACCGGGCGCTGTCGGATAGCTCGCGTAGTGCGTGAAGGACGCCATACTGCACGTCGAGTGAATACCGCAGTTCGCGGCGAAGCTCGTCAATCGAAAGCGTGTTTTCGTATGGTTCGGTTTCAGCCATTTCGCGTTCCCTACTGATTAAGACATACTCTCATGCCGCTTGATCGTAGTGATCAAAGAGCCTCACCGATGATCTCGCGCTGCAGCGCCCCGATCTTTTCGCCATCCTCTTGAACTTCTCCAATGAGGGCGACGATCCAGTAGCGCTCGCCTTTCCATTTCGGCGGGAGTAGGGTCGCGTGCAGAGCATTGCGTGTACAGACTCTTAGTGGCCCCGTTACTGTCTCGACTAGACCTGGCCTGACCGGATTGTTCCGGCCACCGTTGCAGGCGCGGCCGGATTTATCCGATCGCCAGAAGGCGATTGTCGCACCTGCGGCTTGAAGTGCCACAAGCCGTTCTTGTTGGTCGGTAGGCCACTTTGCCGCAAAGTGCGGGATGGTCGCGGCCCAATACTCTTTCGAGCCGTCGCCGTAGCCGTAGCCGTCGCCGTAACCAGAGCCAGAGCCATCGCCGGAGCCGTAGCCGTCGCCGTCGCCGTAGCCGTCGCCGTAGCCGTAACCAGAGCCAGAGCCGTAACCAGAGCCGTAGCCGTAACCAGAGCCGTAGCCGTAACCAGAGCCAGAGCCGTAACCAGAGCCAGAGCCATAACCAGAGCTAGAGCTAGAGCCATAACCAGAGCCATCGCCGTAGCCGTCGCCGTAGCCGTCGCCGTAGCCGTAGCCATAAAGGCTCCCCAGCTTCGCTGGCTCGCCTCTGATGATCACCGGCTCCATGGGGACTTCTCCCATGCTTCAACCGCCTCTGGCGTACATTCAATGACACTGGTGATGTCACGCAGTGAGATGTCGGCCGCTGGGCCGACACGAGCGCCATTGACGGGGCCCTTTGCAGCAAGGCCCATGAAGCCCTTGTTCTCGACTGGCCAATAGATGCAGTTGCGGGCGGCGCGAAGCTTGATAATGTCACCGTCAGTATCTTCGGCATATCCGAAGAACACGCCACGATGCGCCGTCGTCACGATGACAGGGCGCTCCTTGGCCTTGCTGCGGTTCGGATGATTGATCATTCCACTCTCCTGCCCCTGAAATCCCCGAGGCGCGGGAACCCTATGCGTCCCTGTGCTTCCAGTCGTCCGACCATTAACTACGGTCTCTTTGATTTCATTGGCCTCACCGTTTAGCGGAAGTTAAGACATTAAGGCGTGCCAGGATCGCTCGGAAATATTTGGCGTCCTCCAGCCATCCGTCTCGATCTTTTCCGGTCCTCTCTTTGGCGATGCGTAGGCAATTTTCCAATCGCTCGCGCACCCACATGTCGACCGGGATCGGAAGCTTTGCCATGGTGATCTAACCCTCAGTTTGCGCAGGATGCCTTGATGAACTCGGCCGCGACTTGCGGGACGATCGCGTTGCCGTAGGCGCGCAAGCGTCCCACTCGGCCGGGTATCCCATGAGCCAGCGGGAATGTGCCGGGTTCAACTGGCCGCGCTTTTCCGTCGGTGCAGGAGAGCTAGGCGAGATTGCTCCAAAAGCTGCGACCTGCAAGCACTCTCCGCCCTGCCGTCCTGGCCCCTTCTGCGGACCTCTCACGTTGTTGACCATCGGCGTCGGCCAACTCGCGGTCCTCGCTATCGCTTCCAGCCCGTTGGCTGATTGATGTTGCGGATTGCTGCTCGCGCCGCGCGGACCATGTGGACCGCTCATCGTATCCGGCGTCGGCCACGAACCACAATCGCTGCCGGATGTGCGGAGCGCCGACGCCGCAAGCTGGTAGTACGGCCACCCCGCAGGCGTAGCCTTCCTTTTCCAGATCAGCAAAAACAACGTCGAGCCAGCCCCATCCAATTGCCGCCTCAACCTGCTCTCCAAAGACGACTGGAGGGCATAGCTCGCGGATGAGAGAAAACCACGCAGGCCACAGGTGGCGCTCGTCATCGGCCGCCTTGCCTTTGCCGGCGGACGAGAACGGCTGACAGGGGCATGAACCTGTCCAAACATGTCGATCGTTGCCCCAGTCGGCAAGTCGGAGAGCTCGCGACCATCCGCCGATGCCGGCGAAGAAATGGCATTGGGTGTAGCCTCGAAGATCGTCGGCTCGGACATCGACGATTGATCGCTCGTCGACATCGCCTGGCGCGATGTGCTTGGCGGCGATGAGGTTGCGGAGCCATTGCGCTGCATAGGGATCGATCTCGTTGTAGTAGGCGGTCACTGAGTTCGCTTTGATTCCGTTGATATTGGCCTTAGCCCTCAGTTAATCTAGAGCCTCGACCTTCAACCCAAGCGTCTCCAGTCCGGTTGCGAGACACTTCATATGAATGAAGGATATTGCCGCGTCATGATCTGGAAAGGGATACTTAGTGAACTCGTCCCTGCCGGCGCGAACCGCAAGCGCTTTCTGATCTGACTCCTTGACGTGCCAATTTTTCCGCTCGTCGGCCATTGCCGAATGCATAGCGAAAAGAGAGCCGATCGAAACTGTTCTGTTTTTTGACATAGTGATCTAACCTTTGGTCAACGATCGATGGCTTTCGTCTCTGTCTTCGATGCCAAGCCCGTATTCTGCCATAGCTAAAAGCCCTTTGATTTTGCTGGTTTCTGCCCTGTTCAATCATTTGCGCGGAGAGCCTCGATCGCGCGATCATCTGGGGACTTTCTTGGATCAAATGTATTTTGCCATTTGGCTAGGATGGATCGAGCCTCTTTGATTTCGAGATGGAAGTGGTTTGCCAGATAGGGCGCTGCCCCAAACATCATGTTTGTCTTTCCACTTTCCCGCAAATTGTCGAGGTACTCAAAATAATCGACGAGATAGTCAGCCAAGGTCGCGGCCATTGCCATTCCTCCTTAATCTTCAACTAGCGAACTCGTTGCGCGACCAGTCTTTAGCTGCGATGATCGCATTCCCGAGTGCGTCAGCGAGGATATCGGGCGCCTTTGTCTTATCGGTCGCATGATCGAGCACGATCCAGGCTGCGGCCGTCAGAAGCATCATCGTCGCCCCATCTGCAGAGTCTTCTCCAATTTCCTCGCAGATCATTCTGGCGACAGCGGCGATTGCCCGGACACGAGAACGGGGTTCTTTCAGATCAATATCGTCGCATGTGATGTTGACTTCCATGGCTATAACCCCATTGATCTCATTGCTGTTGTACTTACTTCCGAATTTAGGCAGCGATCTCGGCTTCGATCGCCTGGGCGAAAGTCTCCTCGTTTGCGGCCGAACCCGCTGCGATAATGCCACCGAACGGATCAAACACACCCGCCGGCCAGCCATTGAACTCAACGTAGCAATTGAACGGCTTGACCTCGGCGCCCTTGCTGCATTTTACATCATCGTTGTGAGCATTAACGGCAATCCACCAATGCTCCCCAATCTGGCGTTCCCAACAGCCATCAAACTTCGAGATAGGCGATGCGCCGTCTTTCTCGGCCAGTTTCGCAATCAAAATGAAAAGCGCTTCTTTGTCACTCATAGCTAGAGCTCCTTTGGTTCCATTGCCTCTGCCATCATTTCGAAACAACGCTTACGCCGCCCGCGAGTTGGCCAGGCTGTCCACACTCACCCCGACCATTCCGGCGATGACATCCAGCACCGCATTTTTGCTCCGCTGAAACTCGGCCTTGCCCATCGCCCGCATGGATTGGGATTTGGCCGTGTATACGGTGACCGTGCAGCCATCGA